GAAGACTCTGATACTAAGGTAGCTTCTGCTTGGAGAACAATATTGGGTTATGTGTGGCAGGTATCAAGCGGCGATGTCCATATGAAGGATGCTATTCATGATTACGCTGTTACGGGGCTCGGATATTTATATGTTTATATTGACCATGAAGCAGACTTTGGAAAGGGCGAGGTTAAGTTTACTTCAGTTAATCCGTTCCGTGTTTATGTACCACCATCGTCTCGCGATAGATTTTTTCAGGATGCTGATTCAATTATATTATCGACTATTCTGACTGGTGACCAAATTGTTAATTTATATCCGTTCTTAGGGGCCCAGATAGATGAGGAGACTGGAGAATTAGTACCAGGTCTCATTGAGGAGATTTCTTCATACTCAGAAGAAGATTTCCCAGAAGCTCAGAATAAGAATACTATGTCTATAAAGACTCCCGCTGAAGCGAAAGATTTAGATAATTTTAGTTCTGAAAAATATCAAATACTTGAAAGGTTCTTTAAGACCAAAGTACCGTTTTATCGTGTAGTCGATTCACGTAGTGGTGAAGAAATGGTTCTTAGTGATGAAGAGTTCGCTACCTTTCTAAAAGAAAATCCCGGTGTGTTTGAGCGTGGGTTAATGAGTTTTGAAGAAGTTCTTCAGACTCGCATTGGTGTTGTCGCGACTGTTGGTGAGGTTGTTCTATATGAAACTGTTCTCAATACTGATGTTTATCCTATTGTTCCTTTACCGAATATATGGTCAGGTACTCCGTATCCAAAATCGGATGTATCAAGAACTCGACCAATGCAGAGACTACTTAATAAATTATGGTCTCTAGCTTTGTCACACGCTCAAGCTTCTGCCGGGTTAAAACTTTTAGTTCCTTTGGGAAGTGCTATCAATGGACTTGACCAGTTAGAAAAAGACTGGGCAAATCCAAATGCAGTCATTGAAATTGATACTTCTCAGGGTGAACCACATTATCCAGCTCCAACACCGTTAGCTTCTGAGTTCTATCGGTTGATTGAACAAGCTGAGTTTTATATAGATTTTATCTTTGGTCTTCCTGAGATGATGCATGGATTTGCTGAGAAAGCTCCTGATACAGTTCGTGGTACGGAACGTATGATGATGTTAGGTTCTGAGCGTCCAAAGTCAAAATTAAGGGATATTGAATTTAGTGTTAATATTATTGGAAGGTTGTTGTATTCATTCTCTAAGGGTCATTATACATTCCAAAAGATGTTTCGATTGATACAACCAAATAACAATATTAATGAAGTATCTGTGAATATGTTGTACAGCGATATGAATCAAACAGTAATTGATATTGCAAAAGACAGGAACAATATTGGACAACATGACGTTAGAATTGAACCAGGTTCTACATTACCAACAAGTAAGTGGGCTGAGTATGGTGTATACTTTGAAGCTTACCAGGCCGGGTTGGTTGATAGAACAGAAGTATTGAAGAAGAATCCAGAGATATTCGATAAAGAAAGTATTTTGTCACGAATGAGTGAAATTGCTCAGTTGCAACAAGCTAATGAACAGTTGCAACAGCAAGTTAAAGAATTGCGGGGAGACCTGCAAACGGCACAAAGGGAGTCTGTCCAAGACAAGAAGAGGGTTGCGGTTGAGAAATTCAAACGAGACTTATCTGAAGTACGGTCAGACGCAAAAGCAGAAAAGAAAGTGCAAACAAATAAGTTTGCCGATACAGTGAAGTTCGAGTTGGAGAAATTGAAGCCTATTGTAGAAAACATGCAAGAAGGCGCCGGTTCTGCTCCTGAAGAACTCGAAACATTGTAGAAAGGAGAATCATGGAAGATTACATAGCTGAAGCAAATTCCAGCGAGGGCGTTATTGATGACGTTATAGCTGGGACTGATGAAACCAATCCTTTTGCTGATGATAATAGTGCATTTACTGAGTCGGGATACGAAGGTGTCACTCAGCCTGTTTCGGATAGCGAGACTTCACACGTAGACTGGGAGGACGAAAGCAAAAAGTGGCAATCATTATATGATAAGTCACAGTCAAGTTTGACTAAGCTTGAAGATGCTCTTGGTACTGCGGTGGAGATGCAGCAGAACAATCAGGCCGCAACTGTTAATCAGCAGAGAGAACAAGTTCCACAGGTATCCGAGGAAGAATTTAATCCTTGGGACGCCTATTACAAGCCGGATTCGCCGTCTTATCAAATGAGAGTATCTCAGGAGAATCAGTCGGTGTCACGTGCTATTGAAGGTCATATGTCTCAAATGAATGAGAATATTGCCTTGAATAACACAATAAATGAGTTAAAGAACGTTCATAAGATGCCCGATGACGATGTTAAAGAATTTTTACAGTTCGTTACCCAACCGAAAGAAAATGTCGGTTTGGATAACCTTGTAAAACTTTGGCAGGATGTCAACGGTAAAAAAGCATCTCAAGGCGTTTACGACTCACTTGAAGCGGTAAGAGCTTCCAAGAAAGCTCCCCCAAGTCCTGGGGCCATACAAGGCCAAGACTCAAGAACTCGTCCAAAAAATGAGGAGGAGTCAGCTTGGGATGGAATTATGGGAGCAAATGTTCATGGAAGATTACCGTAAATCTTAAATAACAAAGGAGTGTAAAATGGCAATTAATCAAGGTGGAGTAAAATCTACGGATGTCGTCCAAGCTTCGTCATATAGTCACGCGGCTGCCCATGGTACTACGCCTGATGTAAGACGATTATATAACTTTGGAGACAGAGTAGCAGACCTCTCACCAGAAGAATCGCCCTTTTTTGTATACTTAAGCAAAGTAAGTAAAGTACCTACTGATGATTCAGTATTTCGTTACTTGGAAGACCGTTCTAAAATCGACTGGACTAGTCGTGATTTTAGCCTAGATGGAAATGTAAATGGAGGTTCTGCTGTTTCAGCTGGAACAACATATACAATGGCAGTTGATGATGCTGCTAGCTCACCCGCTTCTATCGATTGGTTAATAAAAGGAATGGTTTTTGCAGTAGAGACTGCTGATGGTAGCGCTGAGGACGCAGCTGATAAAGCAGCTGCTCAAGTTATTGTTAGAGTTGAATCTGCGCCAGTAGATAGTGGAGCTGATACTACCTTTACAGGTAAAGTTATTAGTGTTTCCCATTCTGATGGTGGTACAGATTATAATAAACTGCAAGACAATAATAGATGCCAAGTTATTGGTACTTCTTTTGCTGAAGGAACTGGAGCTCCTGATGTTTGGTCAAGTGAAATAGACGACAATTACGGCTACACGCAGATTTTCAAAACTGCAGCTGAAATGACAAATACAGCAATCGCTACAAGATATAGGGGTTATCCTAATGAGTGGCAGCGTATTTGGGCACTTAAGCTTCGTGAGCATAAGGTCGATATTGAACGTGCCATGCTTTTTTCACAAAAAGCTCGTCAGGGAAGTATTCAGTATACAGAAGGGCTTGTTGGACACATATTAGTTAATACTGACGCTACAGATTCAGGCGATTTAAGTTATTCATCAGGTAAAGCATATTTGCGTTCTCTCGCATCTAGCGCTTTAACCTATGACCAACTTTTATCAGACCTTGAAGTTGTGTTCGACCCAGCAAGGGGTGGAAGTGGGGACAGACTTGTTCTCGCTAGTCTACCAGTAATTACTTTCTTTAACAAACTCGGTGACGGTGCATTTATGGATGCTTCTATTGGATATGGTGGTGCCAGCAGGTACAACTTTGACAAAAGAGAAGGAGCGTTTGGACATAAGATAATGACCATCGAGACCGTTCATGGAGCGTTGCATCTTGTAAAAGAACCTCTGTTCCGTGGCATTTCAAGTGGATTTATGCTGTTTGCTGATATGAGCAAACTTGCTTATCGTCCTCTTGTCGGAAATGGTATTAATCGTGATACTTATATTACGACTAATGTTCAATCTGACGATGAAGACCTTCGCAAAGACATGATTCTTACTGAAGCTGGTCTTGAAGTGACATTACCAGAGTCTCATATGATGTACAGCATCGAAGACTTGTAAGGAGTTTAATTATGAGAGCTGATTATTTGAATGAAAATAGTGGTGTTAGTGATTTAGCTAATAAGTATGAAGTTATTACAGTAGCTCGTACTATGACTGCTGCGGATTCAGGAAAGGTATTTGGTATCGACCAAGATAGTGGTGCATACGAAATTACTTTACCTTTAGCAGCTACAGCTGGAGCAGGTTGGAACGTAACATTTATTAATGTAGATGTTGGTTCTAATGCTGTAACCATCGCTAATAATACGGATGAAGATACTATCGTAGGATACACCTCTGGTGGTGACGGTGGAGCAGGTTCTTCCACCGATTCTACAGCGGTAGATGAAATCGTATTTATTAGTGGTTCGCAATTAGGCGACAAAGTTGATTTGTTTTGCGATGGTGTATATTTTTACGCCAACGCAACAGCTCATGATGTTGCTCATATCACTATAAGCTAACCTGTAAAGGTTGACAGTTTTGTAGAACTGTGGGGTAGGTCGTATAAAGGACTTGCCCCAAATCTACTAAGAATTTTAAAATTGGAGAAATTATGGCTGTTTATGGTAATGTAAAATGTAAAGTGTTTATTCACCCCGCAAATCCTAGTATAGAAACTGGAGATGTTGGAACGATTGCAAGAGATATTAAAGATTATGTAGATACTTTAGATTCGACAAATAATAAAGTTTTATCTATTACCCATACTCAATTACGTGGTGATAGAGTTATGACTGTAGTTGTTGGCGGAGCTTAGTGTCTGAATGTCAACATTGTGACCATCCAAATGAGGGTGGTTGGTTCTTTTGTAGAAATTGTGGGAGCAGAGCTCATCCACCAAAGTTTACTACAAACTCTTGGATGCGTGGGGAGCTTTCAAGTAGAACTGATGTTGAATTAGGGTCTATGTCGTTAGAAGACAGTACAAATAAGATGGCGGGTAATACCATGAATCAACGATTAAAGGATTTAGGAGTCAGACCATTATGAGATGGGGAAAAGGATTAAGTACATTTAAAAAATGTACAATGACTGAAGGAAAACGTAATAAAGAAATGGAGTCTAATAATGCCTTACGGGAAAGGTACATACGGAAAGAAACGTGGAAGACCGCCGAAGAAAAAGAAAAAATCCAAAAAGAACGGTAAAAAGAAATAGGAATTACTAATGGCTGGTACATTAAAAGTTAAAATACAAGAAGATATTATACTTAATAATCAGGACTATGGCTCTAAAAGAGTACTAGAAGTTGGGAGTATTGCGTCCATAGTAAAAAGAATTGTCAATATAGGAACTGACGAGATTGGATTACTTGGATTTGGGGCAGCTTATAATACTGA